GGATCGGGACAACCACCAACCACCAACCACCAACCACCAGCCTCCAGCCTCCAGCCTCCAGCCTCCAGCCTCCAGGAAGGTCAACCCCCTGCGTCCGGGGCTTCGCCCGCGGCCGCCCGCAGTTCCAGAAAGTCGAACGGCAAGGACCACAACCCCAAGACCGCGGCCACCTGGGACGCATATCGGACAGCCTACGCGTCGCGCTACGGAACCCCGCCGGTCAGGAACGCGACTGTGAACGCGCAGCTCGCGGGCTTCGTGAAGCGCATCGGGGCTGAAGAATCACCGGGTGTGGCAGCGTTCTATGTCGGACACAGCCGTGGCCTCTACGTCTCGGCCAAGCACGCGGTGAATCTTTTGCTCAGGGATGCAGAAGGCCTGCGCACCGAATGGGCGACAGGATCCAAGGTCACCGACACCCAGGCCAGGCAGTCGGACCAGACCGCGACCACAGGCGCTGTTTTTCAGAAGTTGATCGCAGAAGCAGACGGATAAATCGCTTTCCCACCGCGGCGATGCGCCGCACAACCGAAGGAGTGAACCGATGGATGCAGCGACAGAAACAGGCAAGGGAGTGAAGGGCCGGAAGGATCAAGGCCAGGAGGCCGTCATCAAGACTGAAGTCCTGAGCTCGAAGCTGAAGGAGCTCGTGCACCTCCACAACAAGGCGGCCTAGGCAGGCGAAGCACTCGCCGATGCCGTGAAGCGCGTGGCCGAGAAGTCGGGGCTGCTCGCGTCAGTTGTGCGCAGCGTCGTATCCGCAAGCGCGAACGACAAGTTCGAGGACAAGAAGAAGAACGCGCAGCAGCTCGCCCTCGCGTTCGAAGAATGCGATGGGTAAATCGGCTCACGCAGCGATGAAGCTCGCCGACTGTCCAGTCAGGATGGTGCGCGACGGACACGATGTCACTCCTTTCGGATACTCCGGCGCCGCGAATAGCGAAATGCTGCCGATCGACAAGGGAGTTCCAATCCCGGATCGAGGGCTGCCGCATGATGTTCTCATGCGCACCCTACGCGCGATGGAGGTCGGTGATTCCATTTTCGTCAAGCGCAGCTGCACCACGAAAATTTACGTGCATGCAAAGACAGCCGGGATCCGGATCACGACGCAGCGATCTGGAAAGCGCGTCAGGATCTGGAGAATTTCGTGACGCACTGGGAAGAAGAACAGGCGGAACAGCGCCGGCGTGCCGAGGATAATGCTCAAGGAACCACGTTCCTGATTCTCCTGGTAGCCGCAGCTTTCGTCGTCGCGATGTTGCGACAATTTCTCGTGTGGGCGTGTTCGTGAAGATCGTCGTTCCCTATCCGATCAGCGCCAACGCCTATTGGCGCACGGCCGTCGTGAAAGGCCAGCGCCTGGCACGGGACCAGTCCCCCTACGCGAACACCTACGTCAGCGAAGAGGCGCGGCGGTACAAGCGCCAGGTGAAGATCGCAGCTTTCGAGGCCGGGATCCGGGAGCCGCTCGCCGGGCGCGTTTCGCTTTCGCTCGAACTCTATCCGCATCGTCCGATCGACTGGGAAAAGCGGGCTCGCCGAGATCCAATGAATTGGGACGACGACGTTCGCTGTATCGATCTTGACAACGCGCTCAAGGTTCTCATCGACGCGCTGAAAGGTGTCGCCTACAAGGACGACGCCTGGGTGCGCAGGATCTCGGCCGATCGCATGGAGCCCGACCAGAGCGGCGAGCGCGCTGTCGTGGTCGTCGAGCCGATCCGGCGTGAGAGCCCGCAGCCTCCACTTTTCAGTTCAACGGGATCTGCGTTTCGGCAGGTCCATTGATGGCAGTTCAACCACGAGAGGGAAAATCATGACGACGAATACCGAGAAAGACAAACGCAGGAAAAGGGACGCGCTGCGCAGAGCGGCCGAGCAGGAGACAAAGCACCAGCACGAGCTCGCGATCGCGAAGGCCGAAAGCCGTAACTCCGGCGTCAAGGATGGGCGCCAGCTCGGTGCGAAGCAGATCCGCGATCTGGTCCTCGAGCGCGCCGGCAGCCTTTACAAGCAGGGCAACGACGTCGCAGCGGATGCGGTGCGCGAGGCGCACGGCTTGCTACCGACAAGCGTTTAAACGCGAAAGGCGCCGTGAGCACGGAAGAGCTGATGACGATCAGGGACCTCGCCGGCTTGGCAGTCCTGCTTGTGGTCGTCATCGGCATCTTTTTCGGAAAATGACAGAGGCATTCATTCCCCTGTCGAGCCTGAGGTCCGATGGCGTGTCGGTGCGCGGGTGCTCGTATATCTACGCGCCTCGAGGACAGGCCGGCGAGTACTCCGCGCTGGCGGCCAATCCCTATCGCGGCTGCGGCCACAAGTGCGTCTACTGCTATGTCCCCGCGGTCCTTCGCATGGAGCGTGCCGAATTCGACGCCGGCGCCGTGCCGCGGGAAGATTTCCTCGAGCACCTCGAGAAGGACGCGAAGAAGTACCAGGCGGCCAAGATCACCGAGCAGGTGATGCTGAGCTTCACCACCGACGTCTACAACCCGGTCGACACATCGATCACGCGTGCAAGCTTGCAGATCCTGCAGGCGTACGGCATGGGGATCTGCGTGCTCACAAAAGGTGGCAGCCGCGCGCTTCGCGATCTGGATCTCTATCGCCCCGATCGCGACGCCTTTGCATCGACTCTGACGAGCCTCGATGATCGTTTTTCATCGAAGTGGGAGCGCGCCGCGCAGCTCCCCGAGGACCGAATCGCGACGTTGCGCTATTTCCACGAAAAGGGAATCTTTACCTGGGTAAGCCTCGAGCCGACCCTCGATATCGAATCAAGCCTCGAGATAGTCAGGCAAACGCACAGCTTCGTCGATCTGTTCAAGATCGGACGCGCGAACTATCTCCCGATGACGAAGACTGCGGATTGGCGCGATTACACATTGCGGATGATCGAGCTCTGCCAACGGCTCGGTGCGAAGCATTATGTCAAGGAGGATCTGCAGCGCTGGCTCCCGGCCGGATATCACAACCCGCGGCGAGTGCCGCAGCACCATTGAAAAGCCAGATCCTTCCATCGTGGATGTACGGCGATCCTGCCGACGTCGCCGAGAGAATTGAGACAGGCGAGCGGCGCGCGATCGCAATCAGGGAGCGCCAACCAGAACCATGCAGCAAGTCCAAACCGAACTTCTCTCTCGTCAGCGCGGCGACGCGCCGCTTGATAAATCGCACGCGCATCCGCGAGCTCATGAAGCAGGTCCGCGGATGATCCTCGAGCAGCCGCTCTTCCGAACAGTGAACGGCGCGCTCAGCTTCGCTTTCAATTTCAAGCATGGACACCTCAAGCCGTCCGCGCTCGCGACGATGATGGCCGGCGCAAGGCCCAAAGGCAAAGGCCTCGGAGGCCTCGATGGAGCAGCTCAGGCAGGGATGATTCGCGAGCAAGTGGATTCGCTCGGCCTTCGCGGTGATATCTTGACCGCGCGATTCGCGGTGCGCGCGCTGCCCTGTCCATGCAGGCGACCATGCTGCTCAGGTTGGCGCGGGAACGAGGAATGGCTGCAGGCGATCGCGGCAATCTCCAACCATGTACGGAGTGTCGCGCTCAAGGGCACGACGGTGAACTTCACCCTCAGGCTGGCGATCGTTCGGCGCTACTTCGGCGTGAGGCAAAGCCTGGCCGATGCTGCGCACGCATCAGGAGTCGAGCGCCACACAGCCAGCGCCCACGCTAACAAGGCGATCACCTACCTAAAAGCCGAGGAAGCGCAGGCCAGGTATGCCATCGAGGCCAAGCTCAAGGCCTCAGGCGTAGTGGAGTAGCGACGATGAGAACTTGACATCTACCATTTAAGGGCGTAAATAGCCTGCAATCTGCTAAATATCCCGAAGTATTTCCAGGGCTCGCAAGAACACCAGCGGGCCCTTCGCATTTCTGAACCCGAGGAAAGTCAGATGGCCAGGATGAACTGGCCCGCATCCTCACGTCAATCAAGGGGATACGGTGCGGACTGGCAAGCCATCCGCAAGCGGATCCTCGAGCGAGACAATTACCTCTGCCAGTGCCGTCATTGCAAGACTGCTGGCCGCACCAGGCTTGCCACCGAGGTCGATCACATCAAGCCTCGCGCCCAAGGCGGCACCGACGACGATGCCAACCTGCAGGCGATCAGCCACGATTGCCACGCGATCAAGACCCTTGAAGACGAAGGCAAACGATCGCGCGATAAGGTCGGCTTCGATCGAGACGGCTGGCCAATCTGGGAAAAGGATGGGGGGGTGGTGAAGAAATGAAAATTCGTTCCTCGCGCAGGACCGCGCAGCTCCTACGCCCGAAAAATATTTGAGAATTTGAGGTATCGGTGAAAATTTTCTCGCAATCCAGATGCACTTGCGGCGAGGCCATACCTGCCAGATCGGGCCGTGGCCGACCGGCATCTTATTGCTCAGGTACTTGTAGACGCAGGGATTATCGCCGTAAGAATGGCGAGCAGCTTCGTGCCTACGACAGGGGCCGCTATACCAGCGAAGCGGCAAAGAGATGCTCGTGCTCTGTTTGCGGCGCACCAACATGGCCACGATCGACCAAGTGCTGGGCCTGTTATTGCGCCAAGCGGCCTTCGAATCGCGATCTTTCGAATCGCATTCACAACGCCAAGCGCAAGGCAGCGGTCCGCTGCGCGCCCGGGGGCGAGCGCGTAGACCCGTTCCGAATCTTCGAGCGCGATGGCTGGCGATGCAGGATCTGTGGCGGGGATACGC